GTCACGGCCACTCTGGTTCAACGGGGTCGTTTAGTGGCACAGCCATTGATCTCGATGTCTCGTATGTCGATGTAATAATCGCCACGAAGAACTAGGCAATGAAGCTAGAGGTCAAGCACAACTGCCCCCTCAATAACTTCGAGCCGTGCAAGCAAATGGACTGCGCTTGGTTTATTGAGGTGCGCGGTTTGCATCCGCAAACAGGCGAGGAAATTGCAGAGTGGGGCTGCTCAATGTCGATGCTCCCGGTGTTGCTAATAGAAAATGGCAGGCAGACATCTCATGCTGGCGCAGCGATTGAGAGTTTCCGCAATGAGATGGTTAAGTCCAACCAACTGAACACAGAAATTATGGCCGCCGCTGTTGAGGGGCGTAATCCAAAACTGATCGAGGGCTGATATGACTAAGTCAAATATCACTGAATACGATAACACAGCCGCCAACAATACCGACGTTGAAGATGTGCCGTTGGGCGAAAACGCCATGTTGCCTTCTCATGTGAACAATGCGTTCCGCGAGATTATGGCTGACCTTGCTGACATCAATGACGGCACTGTTGCATTGACCAGTCCGTCAGCCACTTCACTTAGCGTAACAAACAACATCACTGTCGGCGGCACTGTTGACGGGCGGGATGTCGCCACTGACGGCTCTAAACTAGACGGCATTGCGGCTGGTGCGACTAATGTCTCGGCTCTTACCGACCTTAGTATCAGTGATGGCTCTAATGGTCAGGTTCTAACAACGAATGGGTCGGGAACTTTTACGTTCGCTAATGTATCAGCCTCTAACGCTGACACACTCGACAGCCTAGACAGCACTCAGTTCTTGCGTAGTGATGTCGCCGATACGATGACAGGGGCGTTGACTATTACAGGCGGTCTGGATGTGGGGGGTAACAATATTGATGTTGATGTGAACAAAGGTTTCAATCAGAGCGGTCAATGGACAAGGAATACAACACCCTACGGCTACATTGCTTTGGGTCCAGCAAATACAAGCTACGCCCACATCTACACAGACAGACCTAATTTTTACTTCAACAAAAAGATTTACCACAACAACGGCAACTTAGTTGCAAGCACTCAGTTTAACACTGTTGGAAGCTATTGTTTGGCTCACCACACATCGTCAAACTCATCGCTAACTGCAAATGCAAATGTCAGTGGAAGCAGTTTGCGCGCTGTTGGTTTTTTTCACCTCTTATCAACGCAATCATCTAACGCTTACTACCCAGAAGAAGATGGGTCAGCGTTAAGTGGGACTTGGCGAGTAATGGGTGAGGCTCGTGATAACTCAGCCCCGACCTCACTTAGACCAGCTACCCTGTTCGTAAGGATTTCATGATGAGTATTCAGCCTAACTATAGAAACGCCAGATACATCAAACAAGAGGGCTGGATTGATTGTGAGATTGAACACCCTGATTATGGGTGGATACCTTACACGATTGACCCCGATGACCCAGACACAACAGTAGATAACGAATACCTGTTGAGTGTAATTACTGACGCTGCGCCGTATGAGCCGCCATCTCAAGAAGAAGTAAACGCAGAAAACGCTAGAAAAATCCGCGATGCTCGTAGTGCAAAGCTGCAAAGTGAGGTTGACCCAATCGTGTCAAACCCACTGCGCTGGAATGATTTAACCGAGGCAGAGCAAACTGAGGTAACAACCTATCGTCAATCGCTGCTTGATATAACAACGCAAGAAACTTTCCCCAACAGCGTTACTTGGCCGACAAAGCCAAGCGTTTCAGATTAGAATGGAGACTTAATAATGGAAACTCTTATCACTTGGATTACAGCTATTGTTGCAGCAGCCTCGGCTATTGCTAACGTAACCCCGTCGATGCGGGACAATGAGTGGTTGGCGAAGCTGGATGATTTCGTCCAGAAATTAGCCCTTAATTTGCGAGCAAAGTAAAATGTCAACGCAGGCGCAGCTAGAAGCCCATGAGCGGGAGTGCAAAATATTTCGTGAAATGACGCACGACAAATTAAACACGCTTGACCGCCGTATGTGGCGCATAGAGGCATTGGCCTTCACCGCTGTGCTTGGCTTGTTCACGCTGGGCGCAATAATTTTGCAGAAGCTGTAAAATGAGATGCGCCGGGTCATTTTATTATTGCTGCTGTTGTCCAATGCAGCACTCGCTCAAAACGAGCAGACGGGCGACTTAAATACCAGCAACATCAACAGCACCGTTAGCAGCAACAACCCATCAAACTCCACTACGAACAATTATAACGGAGCAGGAGCGGCATCAGATGTCACGCCGCCTCCGACTGCTGTGTCGCCTAGCGTTCCGTCAGGCGGGACAGAAAGCTGCTTGATTGGCCGTGGCATGGGGGTGCAAATCAATCTACTCGGCATTTCCGCTGGGGGTTACAAGCAGGACGCGGAGTGTAATCGGCGGCGCGATGCCAAAGCCCTAAAAGAGCAAGGTATGTCGATCGCTTCGGTGGCGCGGCTTTGCCAAAACCTGGAGACATGGAAAGCCATGTTTTCGTCAGCCACGCCATGCCCGATAGCAGTGAACGGCAAATTGGTAGTTGGCAGGGCGGCGACCTTATTAATGAAGCGCGACCCGGAGACTTTCATTCCTGATTATGCAGTCAGGAAAAATTTTTACGACAAGATTTTAAGGATTGGAAAAGATGACACCGATGAAGATGATGGCAATTCTGGTCTCAGTATTTCTGAGCGTTTCCGCAGCACACGCAGAGCAGACGATTGATAACTTGGTCAATGCAAGCCGGACAATTGCAGCGAAACTAGAACAAGGTCGATATGCAGTTTATGGCGCAGAGCATTACGCATCTGTCGGCGGCATCATCGACTATAACGCTGTGGACGATGAGCAATACATAATCAACGACGCTGACCTAGCCGCCTACAATGACGCGCTCGATGGTGTCCGCAGTGCTTTATATTTTACCACGCAAATGAAACTCGAAGAGAAGTATGAAGAGTCGATGGTCAAGGTGTCTGAGGCCGTGGACAATTTTATAGTCGCGAGTGTTCAGTTAAGCGTCGTTGAGGACGTCGCCAATAAAGCGGAAATCGCACAAGAGACAAACGCAGTTGAAGACCAAATCGCCGTGCAAGAATATGTCGAGCAGAACGACGTGAGCCTCAAGCAAGAGACGGTGCAAGAATATAACCAGAGCCTAGAGGACATTGCGGTGAACGCTCGTGAAGCTGGCGCATTTTTGGCAGCATCTAAAAACGAAAGCCTGACCAGCATCTCTGACGAACACGCACAGGATTACGGTCAGTCAATGGCCGAGGCATCTATTTCATACTCTGCCACAAATGACATCTTGAGCATTGAGTGGGCAACCAACATCGGCAACATCTCGTTCCACGACTTCCTGATAGGTGATTACGTTTCTGCTGCTGACGTTCTTGGACAGGGTGAAGTAATTTATGGCGACCAACAAGCGTATATGCAATGAGCCTAGAAGACACCGAACTGAAAATCGGCGGCGTCAATCTCAGAGGCGTGTGGATTGCGATTGTCGTTTCACTCGCCTCGACAATTGGCGGTTTTATCTACGGAGCGGCGGAGTTTATGGGTCGCATTGAGGCAGTCGAGGCGGCTGTTTCTGGCAATGGTGAGACAGCAGAAAAGTTGACAGTGCTAGGCACTAACCTCGCGACAATCATGGAAAACCAAAAAGAACTTCTTGATATGCGAGACCGTATCGCAGCGGTTGAGAAGACAACGTCGGAAAGTGAAATCATCGTGCAACAGTCAAAGGAACGGACTGACGGGATTGACGGTCAGTTTACAAAAATCAATCGAGAGATTGACGATTTATGGCGCGGCTTAGACGCGGCGAGTAACCCGCTAAAATAGTAAGGCCAAATTTTGTTCCCCCAAGTTCCCGACGCAATACGGATAGGACGCATCGGGGAGTTAATCTGTGCTGCCAGTGCGGAGCAAGCTGGCTTTGCTGCTGCCCAAGTTCCCCACGAAGGTTTCGACATGGTCTGCTTTGATGGACAACGCTCGTATAGAGTGGAAGTCAAAAGCGCCAGCCAGCTGGTCGATAGTTCTTACAGATTTATGACCAGCCGGGGCAGCAAGGCAAAGAAGCTGTTGTCTAGTGAGCATTGTGACATCGTGGCCTTTGTTGCCCTCGATATACGCAAAGTCGTTTATCGACCCGTCACAAAAGTCACGCTGAAAAAAACCCGCGTCAAGCCACAAGAGTTTGAAGAAAGCGAAATGCTGTCGCTTATGCGCGCAATGAAAGAAGTGGATTTAAGGAGAGAAAATGGTTGAGCCTGATTTTGACCAATTTCCGTCTTTCAGCCAACGCGAGATGCAGTGCCGCTGTGGATGCGGCAAAGCGTTGATGGACGAAGATACAATGTTTCGCTTGCAAACGTTGAGAGACAAGTTTGCCAAGCCGATGAGAATTACCAGCGCCTATCGTTGTGCTGAACACCCAATCGAAGCAGCAAAAGATTTGCCCGGTTCACATAATACTGGTCGCGCTGTTGATGTCGCTGTCACGCATGGCGACGCCTATGCCTTGATGCGGATTGCAATGCAAATCGGTTTCACAGGTGTTGGGGTGCAGCAGAAGGGCGGAGGCCGCTTTGTCCACCTCGACGATATTAGCCCAAATGAATGTTTCGCAAACAACAAGACATTCGTGCGGCCAACTGTGTGGAGTTACTAAATGTTAAAAAGTCTTATAAGCCCAATTGCGGGCATCGCCGGAACTTGGCTTGAAGGTAAGCAGAAAAAAGCCCAAGCAAAAGCCGAGTTGGAAATCGCAAAAGTCGAAGCCACAACAAAAAAGGTTGCACAAGATGGCAACTGGGAAGAACAGGCAATTGCTGCTTCTGACAACAGCTGGAAAGACGAGGCATGGACGCTCACTTTTATTGCTTTGATTTTTGCCTGCTTTGTTCCTGCCCTCCAACCTTATATCGCTGATGGCTTTCGCTTCCTTAGAGAAGACTGTCCTGAGTGGCTCAGTTGGGGAATACTCTCGTCAATTGCTGCGTCGTTTGGGTTGAAGTCAATTGCTCAGATAAAAAAATGACGTTAGCCAGAGAACTTTTCGATCTTATCAAAGAACATCACGGCGGCGTCCTGATGGTCTTGCTGATGTCCTTATTAATCATCGCGGCGTCACCTGTCTTGATTTTATATGCTATAATTCCAGCCTTCTTTAATCCTTATTTTTATGTGGGAGTTGTTACGTCTCTTATTGCCTATATCGTGTTTTTCATGTAACCAAGACATTACCGAGACATTCCAGTTTGGAATGATGTTCTTTCGAGACATTACCGAGACATCGGTGTTTAAGGTGCTGTAAAACATGACAAATTTTAAGGCTCATAACCTGAAGGTCGTAGGTTCAAATCCTACCCCCGCAACCAAAAAAAACCGCAGAAATCTGCCAATAATCGCCCATTTCGGTTCACGCCGAGATGGGCGATTTTTGCGTTTTTGGGGCTTTTTATCGAGACATTATCGAGACATTTATTCTTATGCTAGTCAGATTATGCTAGACAGGAATGATCAGTCAGACTATATTTCAGGGGTCGGGGCGGCTTTTAGAGAAGGATGGGTCGCCCCGGCATTAAGGAGGAAAGCGTATGCCTAAATTAAACAGAAAAATATATTGGTCTGGCAATCGCGTTAAGTTGATTGAGCATCGAGGTAAGCCACACATTATTTGGTATGACGGTTATAGAGCCGTTCTTAGGGTAGCAAAGGGCGAAACCTTGGCTGAACAAAAAGCCTTTGCCCAAACAATTGAAGAAGAAATGGCGGCAGGCAATTTTGTTCGTGACAGCCGAACCTTTGCAAAGATGTGCGAACTGTTTTTAGAAGAAAGCCGTGAGCAAGTTAATCGTGACCGAAAGGGTCTCAGCGGACGCAAGATAAGTCGTGGGCGTTATGTCGAACTGGCAGGGCATATCAACAACCATTTGATGCGCGTAACGCTCCCAGAGGGAAATTTGCGGCACATTATAATGAAGGACATAGACGCGGCAATCGTGGTTCAAGTCAGAGCCGATTTAGCGCGTCGGTTAAAGGGGCAGACAGCTAACAAAGTTTTGAACACTCTTAATCGTGTTTGCGTCTTTGCCATTGAGCGAGGTGACATGAAGTCGAACCCAGTTCGGGATGTTGACCCTTTGCCTAATGAGCCAAAGCGCGAAGATTACACACCGTCACCATCTGAGGTCGCAAAGGTCGTTGAATGTGCTTCTGAGAGGTATAAGCCCATCATTAAGATTGCTGCAATGACGGGACTGCGCGTTGGTGAATTGACCGCATTGGAGTGGGGTGACATTGAAGATGGTGTGCTGACCGTGCAACGTGCAGCGTTCCGTGGCGCAGTAAAGTCAACAAAAACATCAAACGGTCTTCGCAAGTTGCGTCTCAGCCCGGAGGCGCAACAGACGTTTGAGGAGTGGAGACCACAGGCTCCCAAGAGCGTCTATGTATTTCCAGCGACAACAGGAAGAATGGACAGCCATGACAACTGGCGCAACAGAGGTTTGCATCCCGCTTGCGTCAAAGCTGGTGTGCCCAAATTTGGCTGGCATGGGTTGAGACGTTTTTATATTAACTCACTGCTCGATGCTGGTGCGCCAGAAGACTATGTTCAAAAGCTGGTCGGCCACGCAGTCGGCAGCAATGTGACAGCAGCCCATTATAGACGCATACGAGATGAGAACGTGCTGACCGACACGTTGACAGTGTCGATTTAATCCAACTCTTTTATTGTTGGCATACAGGCGGCAAAGGATTGGCGTTTGGCTGGTCGGTTGTTGTATTGCTGCGCTTTCACCATGCAGTCACGGAACGTGATGTTCGGTTCAGCAGCGATGATGTCGTGCTTGCCGTAAAACGATACAAAAATCATAAAAACGTAAGTTGTGTAAGTCACTCGTCACCATCGGATGCGGGACGGTTCACAATGACACGATCACAGGCTCCACAGTGGACAGCTGTTGGACGGTCTGGAAAGACCCGCCCCTTAGTTGCTTGGCCGCAAAAATCACAATCAACATAATCGTCGTAATGCCGTTCAAACTCTTTACCTGTCATGCGCGGCCTCGCAATTTATCGACCATCGCAACTGGGTCATAAGGCTCTTGCTCTGCCTCAATAGCTAAAGCTGCATAGCCGCCAATATCTAAAAGGCTGTCTTTGTGCTGCGGGGTTTCGGCCAACCTAGCAACCTTTGCCAATACAAAAAGAATAGCCACTTCCTCGCGGGAAAACTCAACCCCCTTATAGGTTGACCATAAATCTGCAATCCGGCCAAAGTTATCTCTGCTGTGCCCATACTCTTTCCCTCGACGCTCAACGATACTTGCCATTTCGCGTAAGGCCGACGCAGCTGTGTCAGGATTAAGACCCATGACTGTCTCTCCAATTATCGTCGTTCATTCCATCGTCTTCGACGCGCCCGGAGCCGAGACAGTTTTCACACTCACCAACCCTCGTCTCTATCTCCCCGCCAAAGTAAGCGCTGAAATCAGGAACGCCGACTTCGTATTCGGCCAGACCTTCGCCCTCGCACTCTGGGCAGTCTTTATATTCGGGGATGTGTAAAAAAATATCTTGAGCCGCTTTTTTGGCTTTCTTCAGTTGGGCTTCAAAATCTTTAGATGTTTCTTGCAGGGGTAATTGCATTATTTATTCTCCGTATCAAAGGAGAAAAATAATTAGTCAGTTTGCTATGCCTGTCAAGAATAATTAGTCAAGTCGGCGTCTCGATCCGATGACTAGATGCATTTCTGCGATTTCGTGTTTGGAAATCTTTTGCTCTTTTGCTGGGTTGTGCTGACGAACTAAAAAGTGCCCGTTTTCACATGATACCAGTTCTCTGACAAAGCCATAACGCTGGTTTTCGTCACTCGCATCAACCAAGAGCATTACATCGTCTCCGGCAACTGGCTCAACTTCCGGGGCAACATACAGGATTTCATTCTGCCGATAGCGCGGCGACATTTCATCGCCCAGCTGTCTGACTGCATAGGATTGATTTAGTCCCTCAAGGAATGGTGGGCGCTTAGTCATTACTTCGGTTAGCATAAGCTGACTAAGCTGTATAGGACTATTCGTAAATCTGTTGTCGAAAACTTTATCGGTGATTAATCCTAATAAAGGTAAGTCGGCAACCATTGTCACCTTTTGGGGTTGGCTTATTACCTGTGCGGTTGCATCAGCTGGACGCTTGGGATCATCAATAAAGTCAGCGACTGAGCAGTCTAAATAAGCAGCTAAAGCCTCAAGTTTTTCGTAACCCGGACTTTTCAAAGCACCACGCTCAATCTTACTAATGACCGATTGGCTTACGCCAGTTTCGTTAGATAAATCCGTCTGGCTAATGCCTTTGTCGCTTCGGACTTTGTGTAGTCGTTGATACAATTTCTGGCTCCCCCGAAATCTATTGACGATTTATAAGGGGAATATTCCTAAAAAGAAACTATAAATGCGACTTTCGGGTCAACAAAACTTGACGTTAAAAATCAATCCTATTGAGTTATTGGTTGACAAAAAAGACTTCTGGCATCGGCACATGAGCGCAAATTGGTGTTGCCCATCGCAACTCCACGTCATCGAGTCGTTGTCCCGAATACTGGTTGAAAAGAGTAAATTTGTTGTTTGGCTGCGGGAAAACTGTAGAAACCATGATTGGTGTTGTCTCAATGCCAACACCTAAATCGTCAGGGTTTTTAAGGCAGACATAAGACATTTTTTGATGCGATGCTGACAAGACCTTTTCCTCTAATATTGCGTCTCCCATTACCACATCAAGCGCGCCCGGCATCGACATAAGCTGCCCATGAAAGTCATCGTCGGCTTCAAATACGCAGGCAGCAAGCCCCTTTCCAAAGTGACTGGGGGCGTAAACCATGTCAAACGGTTCTTTTTTAGCTGTCCGCACGAATGAAGTCCCAAATCTTTCGTTTTCTAAATCGTTTTGCAAATGAGTTTTTATCAACACTGGGATTTCTTCTAACGGGAAAAACACCTCTTGCGGGTCACAGTTAAGGATCTCAGCATATTCATGGGCATCGTCCAACGTCATGCGTATCATGCCACTTATATGTCGGGATAGGGTCTCAGGCTTTATGCGTTTCTTTGCGGCTATCTCTCGTTTGGATAAGCCGGATGCGCGGATCACGCGCTCAAAATTTACGGGTTTCAATGCCATTGATGCCTCCTTTTGACGTCAAAAAACTTGTCGTAATAAGTCAATACCACAAACACGCGCAGACGTGCAATCCACAAATTCCAAAAATAAAAAAATGTGAATAAAATTAACGGTAGGCATATTTTATGCAAATTTAGACTGGGACTAAGTCTGCTGGGTTTATTTTTTCGCCTCTTTTAGTTGCACAACTCTGGCGGTAACTTCCGGCTCCGCGATGGAAACTTGTTCTGGCATTTCAAATAATCTCTTAAAATACCAATCACTCGTCTGGTTGCCTTGCTCGGTAACTTGCACCATTCCAGTTTCGGTATATTCCAGTGCGCCCTTTTCAACCATAAGATCGACATACCGCTTAGTTGTGCGGTAGCTGCCGTTTACAAACAGTTTGCTGCAATTGTAAATCGTCACCGGGACGCCCATAGAGTAACAGTAAGCCCCTAAAAATGAACATTCGACAGGTAAATCTTGCGTTGCCGTTGCAGATAGATCGAGCCACAAACGAGCAGCAGTTCTATACGCAAGGCGTTCTTTTTTAGTAGGTTCACTCATTATTCCCTCCTTGGAATAATGTCACCCTACAGGAATAATTCGAGACTGCAATACCGGCATTTTGCCTATAGGCGTTTTGCCTATAGGCGTTTTGCCTATAGTTTGTGACCCATAACAAAAAACACAAGAATAAAATATTCCCTTGTTGACTAATAATTCCAAATCGGCATAGAACGATTGGAACGCAAAAATCGTCACTCGGAGAATAAAATGACATTGCATGAGTTTCTTATCAAAGAAGGATTTACTCAGCAACAATTTGCCGAACTTATTGGGGTTCGTCAGTCCTCAGTCTCAAAGTGGTTACAGGGCGACAGCCGCCCCAGTTGGTCAATAATCAGAAAAATAAAAGAAGTCACCGACGGCAAGGTGACGGCTGACAGCTTTTTAGAGTTACCCGACTTTATGAGTGACGAGGAAGCTGCGTGACAATACTTGGCATCGACCCTGGCGCATCTGGTGGCCTAGCTTTTTTTGATATGGAGCGAGGACTGCTCGATGTTTTTGATATGCCAACGGTTGAAGTTAAACGCGGCGGCAAAAACAAAAGAGAAGTCAGCCCCGCCATGCTTAAAGCTATCATTGGTGCAAGAAACGTTGAAAGCGCGTTTGTTGAAAAAGTTGGCGCAATGCCCGGTCAAGGCGTCAGCAGTATGTTTCAGTTTGGTCGGTCAGTCGGAATGATTGAAGGCGTCCTTGCCACGCTCGACATTCCAACCAGCTACGTCACCCCACAGAAATGGCAAAAGGAAGTTGGCGCACGAGGCGGCAAAGACGCCGGACGTGCAAGAGCAGCAGAACTGTTCCCAGCCTATGCCGCAAATTTTTCCCGCAAAAAAGATGATGGTCGCGCCGACGCATCGTTGATTGCTTGGTTTGGAGCGCAACAATGAACGGATTTGAACGACATAAAGAAGCGTTTATCAGCAAGTCTAACCCCGACTTACATTTAAGCGCTTCAACATTTGCCCTAGCGACCAATGCTATGGATGTTTTTGTTGCCGAAAAATTATTTGGCAAACGTGGTGCATTTGGTGCAGCGCCGATGCGGGGCATCGTTATCGAAGATGCAGCAGTCGATGTTCTTTACCACGGCATGAAAATCGACGAGGCCATCAAAAAGGCCGAAGATAAGTTTGATAAGCGCATGATGTTTGGCAACCCCCAAACACAAAAAGAGCGCGACATGATCGAGCCGTGCGTCCGTTTAGCAGTGGAGGCGCTTGAGCCTTATGGCAAACCTGAGTTTGCAGAGAACGGAAAGCAACAGGCGATTAGCCTGAATTGTAAAACAGACGATTGGTCAATTCCGTTCATTGGCTACCTCGATTTTGTTTACCCAGAACACGGTCTAATCATCGACCTTAAAACCACAGGCCGTATGCCTAGCGTAATGCCAACGAACCATCAGGTGCAGCGGGCGATTTACCAAAAAGCCAATGGCAACTTTGGTTGCAAATTTCTCTACGTCACACCCAAAAAGTTTGAGTTGAAGGAAGACGGTGACGTGGAAGAGACGCTTGCCTACGTCAAGGCTCAAACCATCAGATTAGAACGCTTCTTAAACAGTGGAGACAAAGAGTTTCTCCGCAGCATCGTGCCAGTTGACCCCAGCAGTTTTTATTGGCGCGGCAATGAAGATGCCCGTCGTGAATTATTCGGCGTGTAACCGTGCCCAAAGGCACATAACCAAATCAAACAAAGGAGAAAGAAATGTTTGAGATTGATACAGGAAGCAGCGGTTCGGGTAGTTCTGCGCCGTGGTTAAATTGGCACAGCCAAGAAAGCAAGTGCGGATCATACAAGCGATGTTCTTGGAGCATCCGTGATAGTGAAGGCAAGAAGCCTTTTAGCGCGTTTGAAAATGGTTTGATATGGGACATCGACAACCTCCAAACAGGTTGGGGAATGTCCACTGGGCAACAAGGCGTTCCGCCGGAATATCAGTGGAACCCTTCGGTCAGCCAATTCATGCCGCAGCCATCTCCAATCAATAATAATAAGTGGAGCCGTGCATTGCGTATTCCGATGGCTTCGGTAAAGGGCAACACGGTCACTTGGGAACAAGCATCAGCGGGTGCATGGACAGGGCTAGAAGACCTTATCCCCGCACTTCGGCAGCGCGAAGGCTCGAAGTTGCCCTTGGTGAAGTTTACCGGGTTCAAAACAATCCAAGCAAAGAACGCTTACAACGCGCCTGTTTTTGAGGTCGTTGAATGGGTTGACCGTCCAGCTGCATTGCAGGCGGACATCGCCACTGAGCCAACAGCCGCTCCGGCAGAGGAAGCGCCGGCAGCGCAGCCAGAAACAGTGGACGATAACGAATTTTAATCACCGAATTGCCGTGTCTATTCCTCCCCCAGACGCGGCGGGGGGCGCAGAGTAGCTTCCCTCCTTTGACACTCTGCGCCCCTCACTTGAGGGGAAATGTAAGGAAGCATTATGGGAGAAGTAGTAGCAGCACCAATTAACGCCGACATCCAAGCGGCGATGGTGCATTTGCAAGCCCTGTTTAAGCCTTTCGCAGAGATGCAGTATGAGGGCAAAATTGAGATTCGGTGCATCCACCCGATGAATGGTGTGTCGATGCCGCAGAACTTTTCAATCAACCAGATTGATCAGGCAGCAGATTACGCTGTCAAAATGAATGACGAATATAATGTCTATGTTGGAGTGAACCCTCGACGCAAAGAAACAAAAGGCGCGGGCAAAAAACAAGATGTCGAAATATCCTATTATCACTTTGTTGACGCCGACGATACGGAAGCAGTTAGCAAACTCAAAGCAGCGCCGCTTAAACCAAACTTTGTCGTTGAAACAGGCAGAGAACCAAACCAGCGCGTCCATGCCTATTGGCGTCTCGAAGACCCATCTCGCAATTTGGAGCAGTGGCAAAAGCAACAAGAAGCTTTAGCCGACTTTTTCGGCGGAGACCGGGTCATCGACCCGCCGCGTATCATGCGCCTTGCTGGAACAATCAGCCACCCTTCGGAAAAGAAGTTAGAGCGTGGCTATAAGAAAGAGCGCGTCAGATACATTCCAAAGGAAACCAGACCGCCAGTTGACGCAGAAGAACTGCGCCGCGTTTATTTCTCAGTCAGCAAGTTACCAGAGACAACAGGCGAGACAGAGTTTGAAATCGACACAGGCAGACAAGGTAAAGCAGACGCTGAAATACAACGGCTCCTCGAACTGACAAAGCACGATGGGCAGTGGCACTCTAATATGTTGCGCGTAGTGGCAACCTTAGTCGGCAGGAACTACCCTGACACAATGATTGGGATGGTCTGTGGTCAATATTGCGACGGTGGCGCAGCTGACCCAGACTTAGCGGAACTCATTAACACAGCACGGCGGAAGTGGCAGATGCCAAACCCCGGCGATGGCGCAGAGGTCGCAGAGGACACAGTCGTAAAAGCACCGTTTGAAATTAAATGGTCAGGCGACATTGCAATCCGCACTGAGACTTTCGACTTTGTCGAAGACCTATTGACCGATGGTGGTATGTCCGTTGTCTATGGAGATAGTAATACCGGGAAGACCTTTTGGTGCGCTGACCTAGCTTTCCATGTGGCGCAGGGGAAAGAGTGGCGCGGAAAAGCAGTCGAAGGCGGTGGTGTCATTTACCTAGCCCTTGAGGGTGCAAGAGGTATCGACAACCGCATTGTTGCTTATAACAAGCATTATAATATCGAAGACCAGACACTGCCCTTTGGCCGCATTGCAACAACAATTGACCTTTGCAACTCAGAAGAAGACGCAAGCCGCCTGATTATGGCGATCGAACAGTCAATGGAGCAAATCGGTCAGCCTATCCGCATGGTGGTGGTCGATACACTTTCAAGAGCGCTAAACGGCGGCAACGAAAACGCGCCGGACAGCATGGGAGCGCTGGTTAATAACTGTGACCGCATCAGACACGCCACTGGCGCTCATGTGATGCTGGTTCACCATACAGGCAAGAACCAAGCAGCAGGGGCGCGGGGTCACAGTCTTCTGCGTGCCGCAACTGACACCGAGATTGAAGTTATCGCAGATAGAGATGCCCAAATCAGCGCAGCCAAGGTAACAAAGCAGCGCGATATGGAAGTCGATGGTGAGTTTGCATTTAAGTTAAAGACAGTCGAACTCGGCAAAAATGACCGCAATAAAATCATCACCAGCTGCGTAGTTGAGGCGACAGATGCGTCAGTAGCACCGCCCTGGAAGCCGACAGGCAACACATTAATGGCTCGTGATGCGCTCAATACGGCACTCGCAGATAGGCGGATTTCGCTGCCAAAAAACTACCCAGCAGCCGATGGAGCGAAATTTGACGATTGGCGCGAAATTTTCGCCAATTTGCATGGCGGGACAAAGGCGGACACGGTCAGAAAGGCATTTAATCGCGCAACCAGTGAACTAAAAAGCAAGGGTTTGTGCGGCTTTGACGGTGTTTATGTGTGGGCGCGGGACAAACGGGACACAGGCGGACATTTAGAAGATGTCCCGTTTTGACAAAACAGCAGCAAACGGGACGACACGGGACAAATACTATGTATTGTCCCGTTGTCCCGCCTGATGTCCGCAGTGATGAAGGGTAGATAAAAGATGTCGAAAACTAAGAGGTCGATGCGGCCAAAGCATGATGACAGAATACCGTTTTCACAAACACCGCCGAATGAGGCGCAGTGTTACGCTGCGCTGAAACCACTTGATAAAGTCGCAGCAGAAATGGAAGCGAAGTGGGGCGTTGAACGATTACCATCGCTGGTGTCGCCAGACCTTGCGATACGGTTCGAGCGGGCGCGGCAGCAATTAGATGAGGCGATTGCAGCTGATGACCCGGAGCGAACAGCAATTAAAGCTGCGGCATTGATGCGGGGGTGGCAGAAGCTGGACGAGGAAGCAATTGCTGCTGGGCACACAGCGGAGCCGGATAAGGTCTGGCATTGTGAGCAGAACGACTTTGCCATTGCCATTGTGCAAGACCATGCTCATGCAGAATACGCAGCAGAAGGCCAC